CTGTATTTTTAAGATTTCTGTTTTTCATAATAACTCTTTTAATTTATTTTTTACTTTATTGTATGTTCTGTATAAACTATAATAACTAATTTTTGTTTTCTTGCTTAATTCTTTTATACTTACGCCACTTTCTATTATTCTATATATTTTTGCATCATACCAAAACATACGATCAAGCTCTTTATTGATCCGAACATAAATTTTTTCAATGTTTATTTCTTGTGCGCTTTTGGTTTGATTTTTAACATTGTCTATATTAATAACACTAACTTTTCTTTTTTTTAGCAAAAGATTGATTGCCATATGCCTAAGCATCTGATATATGTATAAATAGTTAATATCGTTTTTGTATGACAAATCTTTACCATTGTCAATATATTTTAAGGTTCTTATGTACATTTCTTGTACTAAATCCTCTGCATAATCATCTGCACCGAAAGATTTAGCTATACGTATCCAGTCGTTGTGTCGGTTTGTTAAATAATATTTTTGTTTAGAAGGGTGCATTGATCTGTTCAACCAATGCTAAATTTAGTATTTTTTTTCCATTTAGTTCAAACCCCACGTTATTTTTAATTGATTTTAATATTATAGGGTTGTCTATTGGGGTTGGTCTGCCACCTGTGTCGTTGTCTTTTACTTTTCTAATATGTACGTGATTATTCATCCATTCAGTTGGATGCTGGGTGTATCTATGTACTACAATAAAATCATCTGCCCTGTTTACAAACTTACCACCACCTTCAACATCACTTGCTAGTGGAGGTATAGGATGACCTGCGTAATCGTGTTGTAATGGATGTTTTATTCTCAAGGCATTTGTGTTTGCGTGAGTTGTAAGCCATATAGATATATTGTGCTTTTTACAAAATAATCTCATTTGACTTGTTGCTTCATAATCGTACTCGTGGCTATTGATACCTTGCATAAGCTCACGATCTTTAAATAAACTATTATAAGGATCAATCAAAAAGCCATCGTAGCTCCAAGCATCTTTAACTGCTTCTGCAAACTTTATTAAATTTTTAAAAGTGTAAGTTTCTTGTGCATCAATAAATTTAAAATGTTCAAAAACAAACTTTGCGTGTTTATCAAACTGCTCTGTGGGTATTTTGTTAATTGGTTGTACTGCAAGAAACTCAATAAGTTTTTTTATGATTGTGTGGCTGTCGTTCTCGCTAGAAAATACAAGCCATTTTATTTTGTGCTTTAATGAATAAAGCAACATTAAAAAAAGTGTTATAGTGGTTTTGCCTGTGTTTGCGTGTCCTAATATAATATTGAAGTTGCCCTTTTTAAATCTAAAGTACTCATCTATTTCAGATAAATCTAATTTATAGCCCTCTGTAACTTTGCCTTGTCTGATTTTAATTAGCTTGTCAATTTCATCATCATAGTTAATTAACATTCAGCTAATATAAAAATTAAAATGGAAGTGAATCTCTGTCTGGGCTGTGATCTTTGGAAGTAACTTCTTCTATTGGTAAATCTTTTTCCTTAAAATATAATTTACCTTTTTTACTTTTGAGCATTTCAAATTCGTAAAAACCTTTTTCATTAGCATTTTCTTTAAAAAATTTAAACTGTTCTTCAAATTGTTTTACGTTAATTGCTATTCTATGACACCAGTCTCTGTGTTGAGTAGCATATATCCCACTTATAAATTTTATTTCTTTTTTATTTTCTTTATCCATTGTATACATAATTTTTAAGGTATTCTGCTAAATCAGTTAATTTTTTTCTATTTGTTTCTACTTCCCAATTATAGTTACGATCCTTTAATAATTCAGTTGCACGATCTAAACAACTTTGCCTAATGATATATTTTTGTATATCATCTTTTGGGTTTGAATATGTGTTGATGTTTTTCGGCATTAGCTTTGCTTTGTTTTTTGCTTGATCTAAATTATAAGTTACTTCATCCCCCACATTGTAGTCAAGATCTTTTGTTGTAAAAACATTTGGGTTATGACCATTTACAAACTCAACAACGTATTTGTGCATCAATGCACCATCTTTTGTGTTGAAGCTTTCCTTTTTAAAAATTGATTTAATATTGCTTGTATATTCCATTTATTTATTGTTTTATTATTTTTAAGTTTACTTTCTTTTTTTGTGTAGCCAATTTCAAAAAAATAATTATCATTCAGAAATTTCAGGTAATTTTTTTTTGATTTCATAGCCAAGCCTTGCTAGTATTACTCTATTTTCTTTTAAAAATTTTATTACTTTTTCTTCTTGTATTTTTTTTCTACAATCATTTGTAACTTTATTTTCTATTGGGAAGTGATTATTTTTTTTCATTGTTTATTTTTTTGAGTTAAAATAACTTTCACTATTTTGATCAAATAGTATTTCATTTTTTGCATCTAACAACCTTGTTTTGATCTTTTCATCATTAAGTTGCATTCTTAATTCTTTGTTTTCTTTCATCAGTTTTGCTCTGTCTTTTTTTAACTGATCAATTTGTGCTAATAAAAAGTCCATTATTTATTAAGGTGTTTTTCTAATACCACTGATTCTATTTCTTTTATATAATCGTAGTGTAATAGTTTTGTTATATCAACTGTATCTAACATAACTTTGACAACCTCAACACCATCAAAGGTGCCTGTGCCATCAAAATGACCTAGTTCAGCTTTTGAGAAGTTATACTCGACTGTAATATCCTCATTATTGTACTTTATATCTGTAACGTGAAGTTTTATATTGTATATCATATTTATTTATTTATATCAAAAATAATAAAAAAAAATCAAACTTCCAAAAAAAAGGGGCTAACAAAAGCTAACCCCTCAAATAAATAAACATAAAAAATCTCTCAAGAAGTTAGAGAGATGCGTTTAATTTTCTATAATGTTCGATCATTTCCAAGAGCTCAAAATTAATAAATTTTTTTGTTTTTTTAGCTAATAAAAATAATTTTTCTGCTTTTTGATCTCCAAATTTTTTATTTAGTTGTAATCCGAACTTATACTGTTCTCCACCTTTAAACATATTGCAACCAACACATTGTACTTGGCAGTTGTCTTCGTTCCATCTTGTACTGTAATATTTTCTTGATTGAAAATGACCACACTGCATTTTTTTCCAATGATCCCTTTTACCACAAGTGAAGCACTCTGCTATGTTATTTTTTGCATATCTTCTTCTTATGTACTCTGAAAACTCTTTGTCGAGTGTTTTAATAATGTTTTTACGGCTTTTCTTTCTCAAAACATATAAATATACCAAAAAATTTTTTTATGTGATTTTTATTTATATTTTATAATTATACAAGTATTATATTATACTTATATTATATTATACTTATAACTATCTACCTTGACCTTTATATCTTTTTAAATAGTTTTTACTAGATTTAACTTTACTGCTTTTTGTTTTTGCGTGTATGCCTTTTCTTTTTTTTGATTTTGTTTTATAAATATGTGCTTTGATCCGAGCCATTACTTTTTGAACATACTAGTTGCTTTTTCTGTAGTCCTACCACCAAAGTATGCCAGTACAACTGCCATCATTACTTTTTCAAATGTATCATTCCAGAGTTCTCCAATGTGAAAAGGTACATTGTCTATACTGTCTAGTAGTCCTGCGAAAGAAAAAACCACGATACACCAAACCAATACAAGTGGTCTTACATTTTTACTTAACCAACTATCACTATTAGCATCTGCTTGCCATCTACTCGTGATAGACTCTATCTCTTTGTTTTGTTGTTCGTATATTAATTGTTGTAGTTTTATTTTATCATCAGTAGAAATTTTTGCTTTTGTTATTTCTGCTATTGCTTCTTTTGGATTTGTTACACCATTTAAGACATTACCTAATGTTGGATTAATGACTGTTGCTGCACCGAATAATAATTTACCTACTGTAGTTTCTTTAAAGGGTTTTTTAGACATTTGTAATATTTATGTATTTAACTTTACCTTGATCTCTTACTGCTTTTAGTATGCGTTTTCTGTTTTTTTCTAGATCAACATAACTGATATGTAGCCAGTCTGGATTATCTTCGTTGCCGAACTCCCAAATAAGTTGATCAAACTCTAAATTGTTTTTAATATATTCAAACATTTCTGCGTTTGTTTTATGTCCATATATGTCATCAATGTCAATAGCTTGACCTTTTGTATGTTGAGAAGTTCTGCCATTTGATCCCAAAGCATCACATAATTCAGGGCTTCTATACATAGATGTAATCTTAATTGGACCACCTACCCAGTCTCTCAATGGCTCAAAGACATTTGCTGCAAGTGTTTTCATATTATTGTATGCAGTACCATTTGGTGTGTTGTCAATACCTAATCTCAAGGCAGTTATGCTTTTTGTTGCTTCTTTGTCTGATATATGTTTTGAAATCATAATCTAAAATTTAGACCTACTGAACTATTTAATATTTCACTATCCCAAAACTTTATGTATTCCCCCTCAACAAATAGTCCTAATGTTTTACTAATCTTCCATCCTAATATTATACCTGCTTGATAATCTTCCCATTGTTCTTCTTGTGCATCTTTAATTAGTCCACCTTTACCAAAATTGTTTCTGTGTAGGTATGAATAATCTTCATCGCCTTTTATGTAATGATGATAAGGAAGTATATAGTTTCCATATGCGTGTAACCAGAACTTTGATCTGTAATGATAGAAATCAAAACCCACTATTGGTGCGACTTCTGCAAAAGGATCAAGCAAGTCCCACTGCTCACGATTAAATCTATTCATTAGATCTCCGAACACTCTATCTCTAAAGTCTCTATCTCCATAAGCTACTATCTCTCCATCCTCGTTTCTCCATATCCAATCATAAAAATTTTCTCCTGTTTGTAGGTTTGTATATTGAGTAAGTTCATCTTCATATTTATAATAATAACCTAGACTGTACCATCTGTTTTTGGGTACTTCTTGGTTGTTTACCACTTCTGTTTCGTTAAGCCATATTTCGATAGGGTTGTAGCCATATGCTTTCTGATGTGATCTTGCTATTGCACCTGCACTTATACCAAACTTTTGTCCTATTGGTAATCTAAATCTAAGCTCTGCACTTTGATACTGAAAGTTAACATTACCTTGTTTTCTTGATTCTAGTTTGACTATGTGGTATTTACCTGTATGTCTTATAAAATATCTTGTGTTGTCAAACTCCTCGCTTCTTTCTCTTTCTCTTTCATAGTGAAATAAATATTCTAATCCTTTGACTGCTGCGATAGGTGCAGATAAACCTATTAAGTCCTCTT